TTATATGTTAAGTTAAGGGGAGGAAAATCCCTCCCCGATAATTTCTACCAAGCTGTTACTGTATCAGAGATACCGAGAGTAGTTTGGATGTTGAGTTCAAGACTTGATCCTGGGAACGGTGCTGCTGCTCCAGTAGGATTAGTAGCAGTCCTGGACTGTTGGAGATACTTCAATGCAGTTGGTGTGCAATAACCGATTTCAGGTTCAAGACCTTTATTACGGAATTTAGTGATTAGATCACCAATTAGATTGTCAGTCAGAGGTTTACCACTGTCAATATTCTTGATGCAACCAACAGAGAATTTACTGCCAATCTGAAGACCAACATATGCAAGCATTTCCTGCCAATATGCAGAGTAAGCTTTATTGTTACTGTCAAGCATACGGATTACTGAAGGATCAGTCATATCAAGAGATCCACCATTACCGAGTACCCAACGTACATTTTTGTTACCCCAGTTTACTACCCAAAACTCAGTAGTGTCAGATACACTTCCATGGGCATCTACTACGAGATCAGACTCAACCATAGATTTGATACCTGCGAAACCTTTGGCATCGTTGTTGACACCATAGTAAAACTGCTGTTGGAGATGTTTCAGTGCAGCAGTGATGATTGCATCAGCTTCGTCAGCCATATATGCAGCAGCACCATCTTCTGAACGATCAGCGATAGCTTTATCAGCGGTCCACTGTGGGTTCATAATGTAAGTTTCAACCAAACGTTCAACAGTTTTGCCTTTACTTTCATCGGAACCTTCATTTGCATTTCTGAATGCTACTGTAGGAAGAGCAGTGCGAACAAGTGTTTTGTAGTTAAGACCATTGATACTGCGAGCAGCACCAAACTTGAGTTCCGGCATGAAGCCAGTGATTGCTTCGTCGATAAGACCAACTGCTGAGTCAGCAGAATTTCTTTTTGCAATGTCGAGTAATGTGTTAGCCATAATGTTTTATCCTTTTACGTTAAATGATTCGATATAAGCTTTGTGACCTTCTTTTGCGAAGGAAAGCTCTTCTTTTTCCTGGACATCAACAGTTTCTTCTGAAAATTCAACTGCATCAACCCCTTCACTTGAGAGATACTCTTCCATTTGGTCCAGTAAATCTTCGTTTTGTGCTTCAAGAGAAGCAACATACAGATCTTTGGCTTCTTCAAAACTCAAACCATCTTTAAGTGCCTTAACAGCAATAGATGTTCCGAATTTTTCTTCGATAGCTTCAAAACTGCTTTTTTCAGAAATTTCCACGTCTTCTTCTGAAACCGCTTCGAGTTCTTCAACTTCGTTATCTTCCACTTCCACTTCAGTTTCAAGTTCCACGTCTTCGGAAACATCTGCTTCCAAATCCACAACTTCTACTTCCGCTTCGAGTTCTTCGACAACTTCTACTTCTTCAAGTTCTACATCTTCTGATGCGACTTCTTCTATTTCTTTTACTTTCATTTGAGACTCCAATTTGTATTGGTTATACCTTTCAAGAAACGTGTCAATTACTTCTGGTTTCTTGCTTAACAATTCGAAAATGTGTGGGTGAAGATCCAAAAACTCTGAAACTTGACCTGCAAAAGTGTCCTGGTTAAATGCTGAAAACAGCCCACCTGGATTAGCTGCAGGATCGTCAACAATATCATTTGCAAGGAGTTCTTCTATCTCGATAAAAATAGGACTATCTCCCTGTGAAAGTTCATAATCTTTTTCACCCATTTCATTACGTTGGTATCTTTGTCCAGGCTTAAAAACAATGCTTGTTCCAAACATATCTGCCTCGTTTGCTGCCATATTCAAAATATAGCTATACAGATCTCCTGAGGGAGCTGGATTTGCAGTCTTTGACAAAAACAAGTCTGCTAAAACCCGAGTGCCAACAACTCTGAAATTCTTAAACCTACCAACGAATGTACCGAGAGCAGTACTAGACATACTAGGATGTCCGAAACGAGCTTTGAGTCCATGCTTTTTAGCATTGCCCTGTTCTGCCACTCTCTGGACAAAATCGCTATCCAAATTTACTCCGTGTCCTTTAGCCTCACCTTCTGTGTTGACCGAGACACCATATATAATACCATTTTCAAAATCAACCCTTTCCGGGCGATTGTAATTAAATGCTGACATCATCCATTTATCCATTATTTTCTCCTGTTGTTTTATTGTCACCTTCCTGTTGTATCTTTGCAACACGATCCTTTGCCGTTTCATTGGCAGGATTTTCTTGCCCTTCTTCATCTCTGGTTGTAACTTGTCCTGGCTGACCAATTGCAAGTGTAGCACCTTTTTCCGTTGCGAGTTCTTCTTCAGAAGCCAACTGATCCACAATATTCCTGAAGTCCATATTATGCTTCTTACACTCAATCGTTCTGCTACTTAACCCGGTTGCAATCCTATACATCGCTGCTTGAACTTCATCCATCTCATCAATCCAAGGAATACCCTCAGGCTGAAATTCGAACATCAATTGTTCAAAACTTGTAACGCCATAACCGTTAAACAAACCTTGGCGATACCATTCTCTCAACTTCCACTCTGCAATCTGTGTCAGAACATCTACATTCTTTTCACGTTTAGCTTTTGCAGACAATTCATACTCTGCTCTATCTTGTTTCATTGCGGAGTAAGAGCTTTCTTTAGAATCCCAAAATGTTGTAGGAATATCCAGTGCTTTAAGTGCTACAGCAATTGTAACCTGCATAAAGTCCTGGAACTCCTGAGAAGGAGTCTTACTTTCAATTGTATCAATTTTATGCCCAGGTTTCAAACCGAGCTTTAGTCCTGCTTTTAATTCAAATTCATAGTCAGTGGTATCAGCGTCTACATCTCCACCTGTGTTTTTATCAGCATATCCGAATCCATCTCCCCCGGAAGCACCTGCATCAGACATAATGGCTACACCGAGCATTGCGTGGAATTTAGCTTTTACCAACTGATAAACCATCGCCTCTTTGCAGTCCTGCAGTGAATTTATAGCAGCAACAAATGGTGAAACACCTCTACTCTGATCGAATCGGAAGAAATAACCATCAAACAACATATCTGATGCTTCGATCATCCGTTCATATCTCAAACTGCCAGTTTCACGTCTGCAAATGCAATATTTATCGACTGCACCGTACTTATTCAGCATCAAACCGTGTTTATTTAGGTTCTTGTAAGATTTAGGTGCAGTTCCGATTGTAGGAGTAGCAATTCTACTTCCCTCGATACCCTGAAGTTTACCACCTTTAATCTTCAATAGTCCACAATCCCCATCCAGGATCTTGTGTGACTCAAAAAGCCTCATCATACAATTCAACGAGTTTCTTCCTGCAACATCACACTGATCTTTCCTGGACCATCGACCAAATAAGTACTCCATATATTCATTAAGAGATTCATTCTTTGTAGCACCCCTGAAGTAGAATCTCGATACATAATCTAAATGTTTTCGGACCATCCATCCGGCAATAGCAAAGTTTCGAACTTGGTCAAAACTTCCGCTTACTATTTTTTTTCTGTCAGCTTTATTTAATGTTTCATCTTCAGATTTTATGATCCCTGTGGATGCCTGTCTGCGCCCTTTGTCCTGAACGGCATCATAGCCGAACATTACTTTTAATCCATTTTTGATATCCAGGTTCATTAAAATCCTCCGAGGTTTGCGTAGCTAACTTTAGGTGCGCTTGAAGGTGAAGTCTCCTCTTTGTACCTGGCAAGAAGTTTTTCTTCCCTGGTTTCCAGTTCTTTCAACCTTGCTCTCATTACGGTACGTCCATCGAGAGTGTAGCTTTGCGCACCAGTAAGAACTGCTGTTATCTCTGCCTGGACTTCTTCTAATTGTTCAAGTGTAGTTTTTATTGCCATTTTCCGACCTTTGAGTTTTGTGCTTTATGAATTAACGTAACGTCTTTTTCAAAAATGCAATCCATATCTAAAATAAACTTTGTTATATCACAATGTTTTTTATGCTAATAAAGATTAGATGAAATTTTAAGCATAAACACTTCCCTCAAAATATTGTAAGCTAGTATATCTTTTATTACATTTCTTACATTGCCTATAAGCTACCGCCTGCTTCAATGATTCATTTTTATTGACATTGTAGATAGTGCTGAACTTCTTGCCATTCGCTCCGCAGTGAGGACAATTCAAATTCTGCTCTCTTACAATACTTTCTCCACCTTTGCCCTCTGGAACCCTCTTGTAAGGACGCTTTGTAACTTTTTTAGCACCACTTTCCTGCTGTTT